GTTCCGCAGCGCCCGCGACTGGCTCAACAGCGCCGACGCCCCTGCGGGGCTGGTCGAGCGCGTCAACCGCATGGCGCGCGAGGAGCCGGGCTACACGCGCGGATGGCGCGGCGTGCTCGCGGCCATGAGGCAGCAGGGCATCGAGCGCGACGGCGAGCACGTCAAGCTGAAATAACCTAACCGTCAACTACAGGTTGAGACTTTGCATGAAACAGGCCGCTTTATGCGGCTTTTTTCATACGCCGACGCCGCACGGCATCGGCACCCCATCACATAGGCGCCGCATGGCGCCGTCTATGCCCGCATGGGCGGATTGGAGGCTCGCATGGACGAGCAGCAGGCCGTAACGGCCGAGAACGCCGAGGAGACCGCCGCCGAGCAGCCGCAGGGCGCTCAGACGGATTGGAAGGCCGAGGCGCGCAAGTGGGAGCGTTACGCGAAGGAGAACGCATCCAAGGCCAAGGAGCTGGACGACCTCAAGGCCGCGCAGCTCACCGAGCAGGAGAGGCTGGTCAAGCGCGCGGAGGAGGCCGAGGCCAAGCTGGCCGAGGCGAACGCCGCCATCCAGCACGCGAGGGACGTCAACGATGTCGCCGCAGAGAGCGGCGTGCCCGCATCGCTCCTCGAGTTCTGCTCCGACCGAGCGGCCATGGAGTCGTTCGCCGAGCAGTTCAACGCAGCCCAGGCACCGCAGCCCGTCCATGCGGCTGCAGCCGCGCCCGCATCGCGCATCGCGCGCGAGGGCGGCGCGAAGAGGACGAACGCAGATGCGTTCGCCGACATGCTTGCTGATTTCTAAGAAAGGAAACCGACATGGCTTATTCCAACACCAAGGTCAACGTCAACCGCTCCACCACCGGCATCGCGCTCACCACCGAGCAGTCGCAGGAGGTCTGGGCCAACGCCGTCTCCGAGTCCGCCGTCATGACGCTCGGCCAGCGCATCAACCTGCCCGGCCGCGGCCTGTCCATCGACGTGATCACGGGCGACATCACCGCCGACTGGACTGCGGAGAGCACCGAGAAGCATGTCTCCGCCAACACGTTCGGAGCCAAGACCATGACCCCGTACAAGCTCGCGGCCATCATGCTGTTCTCCAACGAGTTCCGCCGCGACAAGCGCGCCCTCTACGCCGAGTGCGTCCGCCGCGCCCCAGCCGCCATCGGCAAGAAGCTGGACGAGACCGTGTTCAACGGCACCGCTCCCGGCACGGGCTTCGACGTCCTCGCCGGCGCCACGGGCTACGCCATGACCGCCGCCACCGCCTACGACCAGCTCGTGACCGCCATGGCCGCCATCGGCACCGCAGGCGGCCGCATGAACGGCATCGTCGTGTCCCCGCAGCTCGAGGCCCTGCTCCTGCAGGCCAAGGACGGCGCTCAGCGCCCGCTGTTCCTCCCCAACGTGAACGACGAGAGCGCCATCTCCCGCATCCTCGGCGCCCGCGTGGTCGAGACGTCCAACGTCTACGCCGCTGGCACCCCGAACGTAGCGGGCTTCGTGGGCGATTGGTCGCAGCTCCGCTACGGCATCGTCGAGGGCATCCGCATGGACATCTCCGAGGAGGCCACCATCAACGACGGCACCAACCAGATCAACCTCTGGCAGCGCAACATGTTCGCCGTCCGCATCGAGGCGGAGGTCGGCGTGGTGGTCAAGGACGCCGCAGCGTTCGGCAAGCTCACCATCGCTGCCTAGACGGCATGAAGATGCTCGTTCCCGTCACGGGCATGACCATCGACGTGAGCGACGAGGACACCGCGCGGCTCTACCAGTCGCGCGGCTTCGCCGTTCCCGCCGACCCCGAGGACGGCAAGAATGAGGCGCCGCGCAAGCGCGCGCCCAAGAAGACCGACAAGCAGTAGGGGGCGCGCCATGGCAGAGTACGCTTTCGCCACGCTCGAGGAATACGAGGCGCGCTACGGGGCGGTGGACGCCGACAAGGAGTCCATGGTCGACGGCGCGCTCGAGGATGCGGGGCTCATGCTGCGCCGAGCCGTCACCGTCGACGAATCGGACGAGATGCAGGCCGCCGCGCTCAAGTCCGTCTCCATGAGCATGGTCAAGCGCGCCATGGCGACCTCGGACAGCGGCGTCTTCGGCGCGACGCAGGCCGACGCCCAGATGGGCCCGTTCCAGCAGAGCCTCCACTACGCCAACCCGAGCGGCGACCTCTACATCACCGCAGCGGAGCGCGAGCTGCTGGGCATCGGCGGCGACTGGGCGGCGTCCATTCCCGCGAAGGTGGATGGTTGGTATGGCAGCAACTCCTAGCTTCTCCATGCCGTTCCAGCCCGTCCCGTGCCGCATCTGGCTCGCGCGCGAGGAGGCTGCCGACGCCTACGGCAACAGGCGCGTCCGCTACGAGGACGAGCCCGACATCGAGACGGTGTGCGTCTACGCGCCAGGCTGGACGGAGAACGACGGCAGCTCGCCCGACATCGACGACGGCCGACCGTACGGCGTGCGCTCGGAGATGTCGTTCTTCCTCAAGAAGACGGTGGACGCCGACCTGCGGCGCGCGAAGATCGCCGCGTACCCGACCGACGATGCGACGATGAGCGGCCGCGAATGGCTCGTGCTCGACATACCCATGAGCAAGATGCGGGCGAACACGCCCGGCGACTACTCGTGGTTCGTGAGGGCGGAGGCGTTCGATGGCTAGGCTTCGCGGACAAGGCCGATACGGCCGCTACGAATCATCGACCGAGCAGCTGTCGCTTGTCGCAAACGGCGCGGACGCGCAGGGCATCTGCTCGGCCGTCGCCAACATCATGGCGCACGAGGCGTGGATGCGCGGCGGCCAGACGTACGACGTCGACTGCCTTCCCGGGAGGTTCCGTTGCCACGCCCGCGTCAAGACGCAGGGCGACCACGGCTTCTGGAAGGAATACCACCACCACGCGCTGGCGCGAACCGCGCCGCACATGCCGTAAGGAGGCCTCATGGACACCACGGAGATAATCGTCGGCATCCTGCAGGCCGCGCTCGGCATCCCCGTGTCGACCGAGGTGCCGCTCGAGCGCCCCGAGCGCGCGGTGCAGGTCTCGCTCGACAACGACATGTCCGACGGGTTCCTGCTCCGCCCGCGCTACGCGCTCATGTGCTGGGGCTCGTCCGACATGGACGCCCACGGCATCGCCGTGAGCGCGCTGCACGCGCTTTCCGACGCTGCGGAGACGCACCCGTACCTGTCCGATGCGTCGCTCGACTCGATGTCGCGCGACGAGTGGGGCAGGGACGGGCAGGCGCGCTACCTGCTCACCGTCGACTGCGTTTTCAACTACGACTGATTAGGAGGGCCTACATGGCTACCACCAACAACAAGGCCAACGTCTCCACGACGCGCGGCGTGCAGGGCGGCTACATCTTCCGCGCGCCCGTCGGCACCGCAGGAGCCCCCACGGGCGTCGAGTGGACGCCCGGCGATGGCTGGGATTGCCTCGGCTACATCGCCGAGGACGGCTTCATTGAGGGCGTGTCGCAGGACAGCTCGACCGAGCTGCGCGACATCAACCGCGACCTGCTGGACGACGTATCGGGCAACTTCACCGAGACGCTGCAGCTGGCGCTCATGGAGGTGGCGAAAGCCCCGCTGTCCGTGTACTACGGCAGCGAGAACGTCGCCGACGCCAGCGGCGTGCTCAGCGTCGTCCACAACTGGGGCAAGAGCGACGAGACGATGCAGTACGTCCTTCTGCTCCTGCTCAAGAACGACCGCAAGTGGACGAAGCACATCCCGCAGGGCAAGGTCACCGACCGCGAGGACTTCACGGGCAACAAGACCACCGCTGCCCAGCACGGCGTGACGATCACCTACACCACCAACGACAACGGCGACGGCTGCTTCGACTGGTTCGAGAGCACCGAGACGCACCTCTAGCCGAAGTCGGCACAGAGAGCACTGGCAGCGGGGGCGCTTCGGCGCTCCCGCCTTTTTCCAAGGGGAAGGAAAACGCTATGGCAACCATCGAATACAAGGGCGCGGAGTTCGAGTACGACGAGTCCGCGCTAAAGAAATGGAGCTTCATCCGCAGCATGTACAGGGCGACCACGGACACCGAGCGCACCATCATGGCCGCCGAGGCGCTGCTGGTAGACCCCGACGGAGCTGCGGAGAAGCTGGACGACTCCGCGGAGGACATGGCCCAGCTCGTCTCGGCCATCCTCGCGGATGTGAGCGAAGCGGCAAAAAACTGATTTTCCTCGCGTGGGCGCTCGACGAGGCGCGGTTCGAGCTTGTGGCCGACTTCCAGGAATGGTACGGCCTCGACCTGCTCGCCATCGACCTCGGAGATAACGCGGACGCGCACAACGTGGAGCGCGCGTCCATCCTCGCGGCGCAGCTGCCGGGCGCGAGCAGGACGAAACGCAAGGCCAACCCACTCTCGAGCGTGGACGTCGTTCAGCAGCTCCTACGCCGAATCGACTGCGACTTGCAGGCGATCGCGTGCGGGCTGGGAGGCGGCGAGCCCGAGCCGTTCCTGTTCGCCGGCGAGGAGACGC